AAGAGAAGCCTGTGCAAAAGTGTGTGAGCAACATCCTGATGGCATGACCATGTTGGGTGGTGTGTATGTGGCCTGTGCCGAAGCCATCAGAGCCAGAGGAGAACAAGCATGAAGCCATACGGATATGTCTGGATTAAAGACAAACACGAACCCAAGTTCTTTTGGACAGAGAACCCTGCTAAGGAAATTCAAAGCCAGTTTGGAGGTGAAATTGTGGCAGTTTTTAGGGGTAGACGTTAATCAATAAAGTAAGACAAAAGCTATAACTTGCGAATGTCATAGAAATCCCATAGGATTTGTTTGCGGCATGGGGCTGCACAAATTTTCAAGGGGATTGAAATGTTTAAGTTGGAAATTAACATCGCCGATTACGAGTGGATTGATGGCGAAAAAGTGGTTATCGAGACAAGCGACTTTGAGAAAGCACAAGTTATTCTTGAGTTTATTGAGTTCCAAAAAGACTTTGATTGGTCTGCTGATTACGAGATGAGCGAAGACTTGTTTGATGATGATTGCGATGAAGAAGTCAACGACGAAGACGAGTACGAAACCGATGAAGACGAAGAATACGAAGAATACGAAATCGGAGAGATCGTAGAAGACGAAGATGGTTTGATCTGGAAACGTGTGGCATAATTTCCATGCAGTTGTCTTACAAGGGGGTCTTCGGACTCCCTTTTTTTATACATCGTAGACTTTGCCCCTGAACTCGATCTGGCCTTCACCCCACTTATGGACTAACTCAGGCCACATCAAGCGACCATTATGGAATGTAAGGACGGAAAATCCAGAGCGCCAGTTGGTTGGGCTGTCTTCCAAGTAGTTCTCAAACTGAGGGCCTGTAGGCTCTGCCAGAGTGCCTGTATCCACACCAAAACGGTTGCCGGTGTAGTCTGAGAAAGGTGTCACTTTCAAGCTGTGCAAATGGCCTGTAACGATGCTTACACCAGCATTGACAGCATTGTTATGGGTAGCATGAACGCCGCCTTTCCAACGGTGTTTAACAGCCACATCCACCGCAGGCCAACACGACCAACATGGATGCCATGTCGGGAAATGGTCTTTCAGGGTAAAGCCTTTGACAAACTCATATTGCGGGGCATTCGCTGCCAAGCGGTTCTCAAAACGAGCATCATGGTTTCCCAAAGTCCAGATCAATTGACTGTTGTGTCTGGCTTTCTTAGCGGTGTCCTCGATCTCTCCAAGGGCTATTTCACAGGCTTTCAGTTCTTGGATGACTGAAGGGGTGGAATCCCATCCAATACGGGGAAAGCGACTGATAGAAGCGCCATCGAATACATCACCATTGGCAATGATGGCTTTGGGCTGAAACTCCTTGATTGCCCAAATAAGACCCTTGAACGCCGTTGTGTGAATGCCTGGCCAGAAATGGGCATCACTGAAGACAATAACTGTGCCATTCTCAATCCCCAACATCTTTCGAGCAGGGTTGTCGGGAGTCTTTAGCAATGGCCCTTGTCTTGTGGTTTCAAGGGAAACGCCTTTCCTCTCCTCAATCCGCTTTTTTCTGCGATGTACGTTGCGTATATCCACTCCAAGTTCTTCCGAAACTTTCTTTGCTGACTTCAGCTTATCCCAAATTTCAATGAATTCTTTATCGGTGGTGGCTGGTGGCGGCATATTAGTCCTCAATGAGTTTGCCGTAACTTAAACAAAATCAATGACAAGTGGGTGAAAGTTAAAGTAAAACAGCAAAATAACAACAATCAGGCTACAAGTCCATTCAAATAAGTTGTCTTACCCGCAACCTTAACAGCAGTCAATTCTTGTTTCTTCAGGTTATTGGGGTCGTAAGACACATGAACCCATCCACTGTCAGGAACGCCTTGGGTATAAAACTCAAGAATCAATTGTGTGTACTCAAGGTTATCCATAATCCATTGAGCCAGATCAGCATTGGCAACACCAGTAATCTCAATGTCTGCGGCTTGACCTTTACAGTGATCGCTGGTCTTAGAGCCACCAACAGCAGCATTTGACTCAGGGCTACGATAGCCAGAGTTGACAGTAACCGACTTGCCAAAATGTTCACGAACAGGCTGTAGCACCTTCTCGCAAAGGGTTTTCAGGTTTTCCAATGCCTCATCATTAGGCGTATTGTCCAAGCCCAATCGGGTGGCAGTCTCAGACTTGGTGAGTTCTTTAAGGGTGAAGTTGGCTGATAAGTTCATTGTGAGTTCCTAGCGTTGTTGTACAGGGTGATGCAGGCGTTGAGTTTTTCAATGGCTCTGTCGCCTTCTTCAGTTATGGCGATAAGATTTTTAGCAGTTTCTCGGTCAAGTTCGGCTGATGCTTCTCCTCCACTATCTCCTGTGGGAGTGGTGGAATCTGTGGCGGCTGATAAGGCGCAGGACGTTTTGACAGGAAGCCGCAGCTTGAGAGCGCCAGAGTCAATATCAGCATTACGCTTTTGAGTTTCAAATCTTGCTTTTTCATTTGATTTCCTTAATGCGTTTGTGGTGGCAGTCAAGGCATTGCCCAGCGCCTCTTCTTTGAATCTGGCTTCAGCGTTTAAGCGGTCAACTTCTGCCTGCTGGGATTCTTTTTCAACATAACCGCCATACCAATAACCGCCGCCAAATGTTAGCAGTAGAACTACTACGCCAGACAATAGATCACGCATCGCTACTCTTTCCACGGACATAGGCTTGTGCAGCCATGAAAGCAACAACAATCGTCCCCATTGCGGCACAGTAGGTGGTTGTCAGGCCACTCAGGGCATTGACCTTCTCCAAGCTAACCCATGCAGAGGCCATGAACGCAATCAAAGCGGGGGGTGCGCCAAGAGCCGCCCAAGCCATGATGCGCTGTTGGTCAGCCATCTTGTCCATGTTCTCAATCATCATCATGCGTTCAGATCGAGCCAATTCAGCGTCAGTTATTACGCCATCATGGTTGTCATCAAACTGGTTATAAGTAGAGTTTTGTTCAAGTTGCTTTGTCACGTTCTTTCCTTTCAATGCGTTGTTCAATCTTCTCTATCTTTTGCAAAGCACGTTGGGTTTCATTCTTTGCTTCCAAAATATCCAAATACAGCATCCCACCTAGAGGAAGCAAAAAAACAATCAATATACAAGCTGCAATCCATCCCATTATGTTTTCCCCCAACGACTCACGAGGAGCAGCCACAGCCACAGGTAGAGGAGGAATATAGAAGTCACTGTCAGATACCCTAGCTTTAGTTGGAAATTTCTTTCCTCCTCCTTGCGTTGCCATATATCTTGCCTCTTTAATGCCTCTTCTTTTAACCTTGCTTGTGTCTGCTCCTCCTCAATCTTGTCCTTCATCTCGTACACAGAACTGTACAAAGCACCCATCTCAGGCGGCGCACTATATACAAGACATTCACGAATCTGAACTACAAGTTTATCCATCTCTTGTTGCGCTAAAACCCTTTTCAAAGCCGCTTCCATGTGGTTTTGATTAGGGTCATAGACTGTCAGACTCTTTTGTTCTTCTTCTCTGATATGCGCCGCTAACTGCTCCTGAATCCTAAAAAACTCTGTTAGATTCTTAACAATGTCTATCTTGACTTGAGTTTCGTCAACATTGACATAATCCGGCTTCTTAGATTTAGAGACAGAATTTGCAACTTGAGGCTTTGGCTTAGAACCAAAGAACTTGAGTAGCTGATTCCAGAAGCTATGTATTTCCTTGCCAGTAGAAATAATTTCTTCAGTAGTTGCTTTAACTTGGACATACTGCTCTTTAACGGTTTTCCAAAGTTCAACACCAGCAGAAATTTGCTTTGCCACAGAAGCAGCCATGAGGCATAACGTGATTGGGTCAATTTCAGTCTCCTATGATGCCTGTGGCAGTACCAAGAGCAGCCGCACCAGACAGTAATCCTGTAGGCTTTCTATTGGCTCTCTTGTTGAGTTCAGTCAAGATAAGACGCTGCTCAATAGGGTCTGTCGCAAACAAACGCTGTTGCAAGGCTTGAGAAGTCTCACCGCTGATGCCCTTGGTTCTGGCGAGTAAGGATGAACCGACTGCTCCAGCCATACCCAATAAGTCACCTCTGGCAGCAGACTGTGCCACCTGACCAAGTTCACCAGCTTGCTCTTGAGTGGACAAACGCTCACCACTTGGAGAGCCGCCAATCACAGTCTTAGATGTCTTGCTTTGCTTCTCTAAGCCTTTCACGAATTGAGAGAAGTCGTTATAGGCTTTTTGATCGTCAAAGGCATAGCGCACCAACATTTTTTGATTGTCAGACTTGAAGATTTGACGAGTAAAGTCGCCACCCTTGAAGTCGCCAACACGCTTGTTAATGTCTGCCATCATGCCAAGCCTGAATGCCTCTTTCTCGTCAGAGTTCATCTTCTTGATTTTTGCGGCGGCTTCTTTTGAGTCAAGGCGCTGATACTTCTGACCCATCTCAAATGAACTTCTGATGCGTTCTTCATCAGCAAACTCAGCATTTGCCTTTGCGTAGTCTTTATTCAATGACTTAATCTTGTCGTTAAATTCATTCTTGATGTTGATAACGTCACGACCATAACCAGTAGTCTTACCAGTCAAAGCGTCAGTCTCTGCACCGATAACTCGGTCAAGACCGATCTTGATCTTGTGCAGTAAATCAGTAGGAACTGCTTGAGCATTCTTAATGGCACTCAAGTCGGGCAATGTTTCACCGTAAACAGAAGCACGTTTCTGAGCCTCCTCATAAGCCTTGATGAATACAGGACGATCAACATACTGCCTAAATGGTTGAGCATCAATGTCCATTGAATAGGCTTTTGGATAAGCCAAACTAGCCTTTTGAGTCTGACTTTCAGTTAGTGCAGTCAAATACTCATAGCCATTGACGTTCTTAGCCAGGCCAGCTTTCTCGACCAATCCCTTAACGATGTTGTTTGGTTGGTCAATCATGCGGTTCTCAAGGAATGCTTGAGTTGAGCCTTTAGACTTTGACTGAACGATATAAGCGTTGTAGGCCAAGTCTTGCAAGTTCTTACCCAAATCAGCAATAACTGGTTGAGGAACACGCAACTTACGCAACTCATCCAATGCCGCTTGTGCCTCTTGAGGTGTCAGATTGTCTTTTTCCAAGTAGTTAGCCAACATCTTGGATGCGGCACTTGCTTGG